GGCGACCAGATTCATCAAATCCGTTACGCTAAGGAAATCGCTAAACTAGGCAACAAAGTCGTGGTTTCTGCTACTGGCGCTCTAGTTCCTCTATTAAATAACGTTGAAGGTGTTTCTGCTGTTGTTCAACATGGAGCAGAATACGGAATCTATCATGATTATTGGGTTGCTGGAATGTCAGCGGTTGTTCCATTAGGATTTGAATTGAAAGATTTAAAAGGAACTCTTTATATCGATAAACCTACTGTAATCAAATCAAAGAAACCAAGAATTGGGTTACGTTGGTCTGGGAATAAAGCATTTGAAGACCAGCATCATAAACTGTTCCCAAGTGATTTGATGTTTGAAGCAGTAAAAGGTTTAGATGTTGAATTTATTTCTTTACAACGAGATGCTGATACCGATGTTACGCCAGACTGGGTTAAAACAGTTCCATTAGATTCATGGTTTGATACACAAGCGGCTATTGCTAGTTGTGATTTGGTAATTAGTTCTTGTACATCTGTGACGCATATGGCTGGAGCAATGGGAATTGATACATGGGTCGTTACTCCTATCATGCCGTATTTCTTATATGCTATTGATGGGGATAATACACCTTATTATGATTCGTTTACCTTAATCAGACAGACTGAATATGGTAGCTGGAAAGAACCTTTCATTGAAGTAAAAGAACGGTTGACTAAACGTTACGGCTAAATAGTATTACCACGGGTGCTGGATACCCAGCACCTAACAACTTTAATTCTTAATAGGAGATAAAATGAGTAATTTGTATGTAAAAGTAGAAGACGGTAAAGTAACTCAAGTGTGGGATACTACACCACCTGCAAACGAAGCAGAACTTTGGAGAGAAGCTATTGAAGTTCGTCCAGAAACTAATTCAAAACGTCAAGGTTTCACTGGTCATAGTTTTGATTTGACTAAAACTCCAGTTGAAATCGTTTGGGAAGCATATGACTTTTCAATTGAAGAACGTCAAGGTTCTTTGAAAATGGGTGCTGATTTTGAATATCGTGCATCAATTAAAGATTTAGATGAAACTGCAGATGCTATTGCTACTGCTAAAGCTGCATTTGATGCAAAAGTTGCTGAAATCGAAGCTGCTACTACTCACGAAGCATTAGACTTGTTCTAATCTTTTTCAAATAACACCCCGGTGGAATCACCGGGGTTACTAAGAGAAATCCGATGAAATTAAACCTTGGTTGTGGATACAACAAACTTGAAGGTTATGTCAATGTCGATTCAGACGCTAATTGCAACCCAGATGTTGTTGCTGATTTAGAACAAACTTTACCATTTGAAGACAGTTCAGTGGATGAAATTGTTTTATGTCACGTGTTAGAACATCTTGGTCAGGATACAAAAACCTATCTTAGCATCTGGAAAGAGTTCTACCGAATTCTAAAAGATAATGGATCTATCAAGATAACCGTACCGCATTGGAACCATGAAAACTTCCACCATGATCCAACGCATTGTAGAAAAGTCACACCAGTTGGCGTTGATATGTTTAATCAAGTAAGAAACTTAAACACTATCGAAACCGGTGGAAGTGAAACTACATTAGGATTGCAACTTGGTATTGATATTGGGGTAGATAAAGTAGGATATGACTTTATGCCTTGGTTTCAAAAGCAAGTTGCTGGTCAACCACAAAATATAATTGAAAGAGAGATGAGCAAATACAACAATGCTTGTTATCAGGTTCAAATAAATGCGATCGCGCATAAACCACCAAGAGGAAAATCATGAAAATTCTAGTAATGGGTTTACCAAACGCTGGTAAGACTACACTGGCAACCGAATTAACTAAAAGATTACAGGCAGTACATTTCAATGCTGATGAAGTAAGAGCTAACTTAAATAAAGACTTGGGATTCTCTGTTCAAGATAGAATTGAACAAGCAAGACGTATGGGATTTCTTTGTGATACGGTAGATAAAGCAGGTTATATTGCAATTGCTGATTTTGTATGCCCAACCAAAGAAACCAGAGAGGCATTTGGTGATGCTTATGTGGTCTGGGTGAATAGAATTACTGAAGGTCGATTCGCAGATACTAATGCGTTGTTTGAAAACCCAACTAACGTGAATATCACAATCCCAGCAGGATTAACAGTAGACGAAGAGATAGAACTAATCCTAGCAGACCTTAATTTAGACTAAATACCCAAACAATTGAGGATTATCGATGGACACCATACAACTAGACGTACCACTTTTTATCAGACTACTTGAACTCGCAAGAGAAGACGTTAAGCAAGATGCTGACTTACATGATGTTGCTGAAATCGTAACAAAACTATCCCAGCGCGGTACTGTAACTATGGCTGATTACGACAAAATCGTAGAGTTTATGAAAGAGCAAGGAAAAGAAGACGAGTTAGATACGGTTAAACGTTTAGGTGGTATTGGATAATGCAAACAATTAACATGGGTACAACTCCCAACGATAGAACAGGTGATAGTTTGTACGTAGCATTCAATAAGGTAAATGATAACTTTATTGAGTTGTATGGATTATCTACCAACAATAAGCCAGTAAGAGAAGTAACTGATAGTAGTGGTGAACAAACCATTGATATGCTTGTGGATGGTATTGTAAAAATCGCAGCTTATCGTGATACTATTTTATCTTTTACTAATATCGTACCAGGAAGAGAAGTTATAGTTATCATTACTGCCAATGGTGATGTGAATGTATCTTATGGAACTGATGTTATATCAACCGATGGTGCAACTTCGACATTAATCACCGATGGTAATACTGTTATTTTAACGTATTATTCTACTGGTAATTCACAATCATCGATCTACTTACAAAGAAACTAACATGAAAAAACTACTTTTGCTGTTATTACCAGTTGTTGCGTTAGCCAATCCGATAGATGACAAATGTCCGCAGTTTGTTTCTAACGGTGCACCAGTAAGTAATAGAGCAAATACAATATATCTTTGTAAGCAAAACTACGCAATCAATTATAGAACTGATACTAAAACTGCAGAATATGTAGTTGAACATCCTACGATTTTATCAATCAAAGGACCTGCTAAAAGACAAGACAACTTCCATCCTGACACTTCATTACCTAAGCAATATCAAAGTACAATGGCTGATTACAATGCCACTGGATATGATAGAGGTCATTTAGCACCTGCTGGTGATAATACGAATAATTCTAGTATAATGAGTGAAAGTTTCGCATTATCTAATATGGTACCACAAAACCCAAGTAATAATCGTATTATATGGAATAACTTAGAAACCAAGATTCGTAACTTAGTATTAACTGGACATGACGTTTATGTTTCTAGTGGTACTTATTATAAACCTGATTATAAAACCGTTGGGGTTGATAAGGTTGGAGTACCCGATTTCTTATGGAAGGTCGTTTATGATAAAACAAGTAATCGAGTAATTGCATTTTTAATACCCAATATCGCATTAAACGTAAAGGATTTACCTAAGTTTGTTATCCCAGTCACTGAACTTGAAAACTTGATTGGTATTAACTTCTTACCTTTACTACCAAATGCTGCCAATTTAGAATCCATAACCAGTAATTTGAAAGACTGGGTTGGATTTAACTGATCACCGCACCTTAGGATTAGCTTAAAACGCTAAATGGTGAAGGTCTGCCGCTTACCTGAATGCAACGGAGTCGTGCCCTTAGTATTCGAATAGCGGCATTTTTTTAATTAAATCAAGCTAAATACATATATGAAACCGCAAACACGATCCATCTTACAAGAGTTGAACGATATTGCAGATGTACGCAATACCGAATCACTAATTGAAAGCAGAGCAATGAATGTAATAACTTCAGCAATCAACTTGCTTGAAAGTATTCATAAACATTACGATGCTGAAACTGCTGGCGAGTTGGAACGTAGACTGGTTAATTCTATAAAGGGTTCAGACCCGTCCAAATTCACGCGCGGAATTCGTAAGATTTCTGAAGCGAGAAAAACCAAGCGAAAATTGGTCTAGTAAGCCAATTCCCTCGAAATCAACCTAAATACTAATGCCGGTTCCTGAGCGGAACCTTATGATAAGGAGAAATAATCATGGCTAGCCAAACAAGAGTAAACGGTCTCGCAGGAGACGTAGGTGTATTAAACG